GCCCCAGTTTTTTTAAATTCATTAATATCAAGTTGCTTTGACCATATTTGTAATAAAACCCCAGAACATATTGAAAGATTAAATAATGAACTAGTTTTTCTCATATTTAAATCTATATTAGCGAGGGTTTCAGATGCGAGGGATTCAGCCCCTCGTGCTCCCTTGTTTTCAGTAAAGTTTTTAGTACCGTTTTTATGAAAACGGCTTTGTTCAAAAATGTCTAAAATTATCTCTTTTTCTTTAATAAAACTATTTTTTGATATATCTTTTGATATATCTTTTGATATATCTTTTGATATATCTTTTGATATATCTTTTGATATATCTTTTGATATATCTTTTGATATATCTTTTGATATATCTTTTGATATATCTTTAAATAATATCTGTTCTAGGTCTTTATATTGTCCATCTATTAACATATTTAAATTATTTGAAAACAATTCATGAATATATTTAAATATTATTATATTACTATCTATATTACTATCTATATTACTATCTACATTACCAATATCTGCATTACCATCTGCATTACCAATATCTACATCTAGAACAATATCTAATGATAAACCAATTTTATTAAACATATAATATATAAAAAAATTTGTATAATCAGTTCCATATGTGTTATGAAATGAACTCCTACCTCTACGCATAGAATCATTATCCATTTCTGGTAAATCATCTAGAACCAAACTTAAACAATGGATAGTTTCAATACATGATGCGACAGTATATATAAGTTTTTCTTTCTTAGAATTACTATCACTAACATTATTACTAACATTACTATTACTAACATTACTATCACCAACATTACTACCAACATTACTAAACACTAAACATAATATTGGTCTCAAACGCTTACCATCTTGTAATAAATATTTAACTTTATCTTGAATTGATTTTGGATATTCATTAATTTGTATATTCATAAGAAAATTATTATATTTATTATAAATAGTTTCCATGATACCAATATTTTTAATTAAAAATATCTAATTAAAAATATCTAATTAAAAATATCTAATTAAAAATATCTAATTAAAAATATCTAATTAAAAATATCTAATTAAAAATATCTAATTATAATTTAATATAAATTTAATATCAAATCATTATATAATAAATAAATAGACAATATATAAAATATATAAACTTGAATTATATAATTATCTAATTAAATATTTAACTAATTATGGACGAATCATCATCAAATACAAATAATCCTACAAAATCAATATTAAAAAATAATAAACCCGCTGAGAATCTTGGAAATGCAGTTATTGAGCACATGAAAGCTTTAAATCCAAGTACTGAAACTAATGAAATGAAAAATGTTTCTCTTACAGGTAAAAATGCAGCTGAGGCGATTTCAAATGCAAACACATCTCAATCTAATTCTCCTACTGAAACACAAAATAATTCTAATAATATGAATCAATCAGCATCAAATGGTAATAAAAATAAAGCAAATGGAAATGGTATTGGTAATAAAAATAAAGGTAAAGGTAATAACTTTACAAAAAAAAATAATATACCAAATCAAAATTTAGGTAATAACTTAGGTATTAATAATTTAGGTACTACTTTAAAAAATAATGTAGTAGATACTGAACCTGAAACTAGCGATGTTACAAAGGTTGAGGGTATTACCCAATCAGATGCACAAAATAATTCTAATACTGCAAATCGTATTAGTTTAAATCGTTTATGTATGAATATGATTAGTCACCAAGTTGTTATGAAATTATATCATTTTCAAACACAACAATATGGTGCACATAAGGCTAGTGATGCATATGTGGAAAAATATGCAGGAACTATGGACAAATTTCTCGAGGTCGCCCAAGGTATATATGGCAAAATTACATTGAAAAAATATGCATTAACAGGTTCCTCTCACAATGATGAAAATATTGTAAAACATTTGGATGGTATGATTACTTATTGGAAAACTAAAATTAATGATGTTCTAGATACATATAATGAACTGATTAATATTCGTGATGAATTAGTTGCAGATGCCGACCAATTGAAATATTTGCTTACTTTTAAGTAAATGTTTTATATTTTATGTTTTATGTTTTATGTTTTATGTTTTATGTTTTATGTTTTATCTTTTATGTTTTATGTTTTATGTTTTATGTTTTATCTAAATAGATGGATTAATCAATAAACCCAATGATTTTAAATCATCAGCAAATTGTCTCCTATTTGCCTCATCTTCTCTAAAAACATAGTCTGGTGATTTATAAGTAGCTAGACCTTTTTTAATAGCCTCTGCTTGATTAGCACAACATTTGCTATCTGTTGAATTAGCTCCGCAATTATAGCAATTGGGTTCAGTTTTGCCATATTTTGTAAACCCGATTGGAACAACTCCCAATGGCATTTCACATTGTCCGGATTCTTTATCACATTTGCCAAATTCATTAGTATAATTTTTATTGGCTTTATAGAATGGGCAATCGCTATTAACTTGGCATGGCGCATCCCATATTCCATTTTGATTTGTTTCTGGATGATATGATTTGCAAAATATAGGGTTTTTATATTGTGGCAATTCCTGACTAACTCCATTAACTAAACCATAACACCTATGATTATTAAATTGTTGGTCTCTTGCTATATTCATTCTTTTTTCTTCTATTTTACTAATTAAACTATTTTTATCTAATAGGGTTGAATCAATATCATGAGTTTCATTTAAATCAATAAATTTTAGTGATGGTTTTTGTGATATTTTAGACATATCCTCAATTGGAATTACATCAAAAGAGCTTGAATCACTTACTTGGTCTTCATAATAGAAATCCTTATAATTACCATCATCATTGCCACCATCATTGCCACCATCATTGCCACCATCATTACCTTGACTAATATTATTGTTAGCATTTTCCATGATTTGTGTTTTTTGATTTTTATGAAATTCAATAGTCTTGGGTATAGGTATCCCTATTAATTCAATTTTGTTTAATTTTGATTTATAATTAGTTTTAGTTTCATTTACATTAGTTTCATTTCCATTAGTTTTATACAAATCAATATCATAGTAAATTGTAAATTGTTGATACTTTAACTCTCTTGCAATTGTAAGAGTAAATATATAGTTTACTCCATTATATAATTTATTATCGCTAGATATCAATTTATTAGATATTAAGTTGCTAGATATCAAATTAGAATTAATAATTTTAAAGAATTGATATGGGTGATATGGTATATATAATCCATTTTTTATAATTAAATTATTAAATGATGATATGACTTCTAGCTTTAAACGAGTGAATAATTCTATATCAGTAGTTGGATTATTTATAGCCCCTGAATTAGTTGATATTAAACTGTTATTTTCTATTACATTACTTTTATTTTTTATTAATGATTTGTCATATATAAATTCATAAATATCATTTAATTGCATTTTTAGAATACTGTACATTTGATAAAAATCTAATTCATCAGTCATAGAAAAGTTTTTAAGTGTTCGTGTATTTCTCAAAACATCACTATCAATTGATTGGGATTGTTCATTTGTTAATTGATTACCTGCAACAGGAATTTGATATTGTATTTTAACAGGAGGGTCATTTTCCTTTGATAATGATGCTATTTCATCTTGTAATTTTGAATCATTAAATACTAAAAAGGGTTCTAGCGTCTTATTATTTTTATCTAATACATATATTCTAATAATTGCAATTATTAATACAAGAATTATAAACATGAATGCATAACATCCATAAAACATATTTGTATTGATTATCTAATGATTATCTAATAATTATCTAATGATTATCTAATGATTATCTAATGATTATCTAATGATTACCTAATGATTATCTAATGATTACCTAATGATTACCTAATGATTACCTAATCATTATCTAATATTAACTAATATTTATAAAATATGAAAAAATATCTAAAATAACAAAAGTAATAAAATAAAAATAAAACAATCATTAATTAATCATCATTACCAACTGCCAAGTAATCATAGTCTTGGTCTCCTCCATTATAGTCATCATTATCTTCCTCATCATAAACTTCACCAGCGTATTCTGGGTCATAAAAATTAGCATTATTTGATGATTTTCTATCTTTATCATTTGTATCATTTTCACCATCTTCATTATTTATATCATCTGCATCATTCATAACTGCATCATTTGCTTCATCATTATAATCATCATTATCTTCATATTTATCATTAGTAAATTCATCGTAATCTTCAAGTTCACTCGATATTTTATAATTAGTATCATTATCATATAATTCACCAAAATCTTGTCTTAATCTAGCATCTAGACCTGAATATTTTATCTTTTTTAATTTATACATTTGTATAAAAATATATTGTCTTACCGATTCATTTCCTTGCTCAGATAATTGTTTAAAACCACTCAAATTTGCATCTCTCAGTTTTTGGTCATGTGTTAATACAAGAGTGTTAATAGTATCAGGTGTTAAATCATCATATAAGTTATGTGTATAATAAATTTTATTTAAATATTCACTTACAAATTCCGCTATTATTTTTATATTTGTATTATTTTTAATTTCAAAACTTTCAATGATATTATCTTCATACATATTATCATCATCATTACCATCATTACCATCATTACCATCATTACCATCATTACCATCATTACCATTCATATTACCATTATACATGTTATCATCATCATTACTAATACGAATACCTTGAATATTGCTATCTTGTATATTGATATCTTGGATACGACTAACACCAGTTTCTAGCTGATAATCAAAATCACTTGAATGTAATCCAAGATTCATATTTCTATTTAATTCTTTCAATTCATCATTAGGTTCTTCTTTATCTTTAAAATTAAAATCAATTATCTCACTTTTTTTTTTAGAAATATTACTGCTATCAAGTTCATCAAATAAATTAACAAGAGATATAATATTTAAATATTGCAAAATACTTGAAACCATTTCAGGGAATAAGATTTTATAGTTTGCTTTGCTTTTAAATAGTTTAGCATAATTAAATATTTCTCTCGTACTTTCACCTAGTATACTAAAAAGTTTAATATGCTCACCATATTTTAAGAAATCGCGAAATTGTGGTCTAATATTTTCTTTATTTAATGGATTTGATAATCTATTATGTTTTATTTGATTAATTATATCATTAAGAAATTTAATACTATATTGTATGAATTCTTCTTTCTTATTATATCTGTATAAATCACTCTTAATATTTATTTCATATTCAGTTATTTGATTTTTATTAGATAATGAATCATTATTTTTAATTTCTTTATTTCTAAATTCCTCATATTGTTTATTATATTCACCAATATTTGTCATTATTTTAGTAAATTTATCAATATGTTTATCAATTACAGTTATCTTTTTAATAATACCTTGTATTTCAATACCTATTCTTGAATTTAGATTTATAAGATGTCGTCTAATATCAAATACGCTATCTTTACTTGTTTTTGTAGGACTAGGATTATGTCCATCTTTAAAAATTTGATGAATAGATTCTTTAATCTTCATAAGATAATCAATAAAGAATTCTAAACACTCTAATTTTGGGCATTTTTCTATCAATTCATTTAATTTATTAATTTCTACTGTATTCTTATCAAACATAGAATCATATTTAATATATTTTTTCATATCTATTGTATTTCCGGTATTAATTGTTTTTATAATTCTTTTATAATCATGGCTAGAATATGTTTTTATAGAAATATCATCTTTAAATTCATTTGACAATATACATCTGTTATAAATATCATATACATGCATCTTTCCTTTATACATACCATTATCTATAAATTTTAAATATAATGACTTTATTTCATCGGCATTTACATTATAGTTAACTGGTAAAATGGTTTGTGACGGTTTGTAAATTGGTTCATATAAAATATTTAATGTTGCCCATTTTCGTCTATTCTCCAATCTAATAATAATTCCCTCTATTTCCTTAAAATTTTTAATATATGTATCAATACCACTATTTTCTTTACGAAAAAAATCAATATAATTATAAATTTTACTTTCATCATATTCATCTAGACAACAATAATTTGTCATTATTTTAAAATTAGAGTTATCTGCATTTGATATAATATTATTAATACTGTTTATGAAACATAATGCATTATAAACTAAATTTTCTCTACCAACTTCCAACATTTTTGATAAAGTCTTGCTAGATACCTCCTTTTCATTTGCAGAGTTTAATATTTTTTCAGGAGACCATGATAAATTTAAGTTTTCCAATCTAGGTGTAAATGTTTTCCAATAGTTTGTTTTATATGTAATAAATTCATTAACACTATCTATTTCACTAATTTTCCTATTTAATGCATCATTCAATTTAGTTTTAACAATTGTATCTGTATCAACTTGTAATTTAATACGTTCAATAAACAACATTTGCTTCAATTCTGCAAGCATCGAATATTCTGGTAAAATTGACATTTGAGTAAATACATTCATCATATAATTAATACCATCTGTTGCAATTGTATTAATATCATCATTACTAATTAATGGATACCCAATAATATTAGTTGAATTATCTTTACCAGTTGTTAACTGATATGGATTTATTGTTGTTTGAAATACAATAAGCAATCGTACACCAATATCTAGTATTATATATTGTAAGTAATATAGTTCAACATATTTTTTAAGTAATTGAATATTATTTGCATACTTAGGTGCTAATAATTTTATAAATCTTAATTTACTTTCAAATTGATATGTTTTTATAAAATTAACCATATGTATTTCATCTGCAATACTAAGTATATCTACATTACAAAGTGTTTTCATAAGTCTATATATATTAATCTTTACTTTGAGTTCTTCAAGTTGACCAGTATGTAATCCTTTATATAAATCATTTATTACATTATTTATATATTCTTTTTGTTTTTCAATTAATGGTATAAATTTTGTAATTTCACGTGTCTTGATTTTCATTCCATCCTCACCTTTTGCAAAATCATCGACATCTAGAATATCCGTAGTTGCAATAAATTCATTACAACCTGAAACTTTACAATAATATGAACCATTGTTTTCAACACCAAAAACAGATATTATATTATCATAGTCAATCTTTTTATCATCTTCTAGAAAACTTACACCTAATCTAAAATGATTACATAATAGAATTTGATTGCAAATATTACAATAAGTATGGTTTAATTCTTCTACTATATCATGTGGAGTATGTATATCATTCATATCATTCATATCATTCATATCATTCTTATCAGTTTTCAATCCTTTGGCAATTTTTTGTTTTTCAAGTATTGTATTTATATTAACTTTATTGAATTGTTTATAATTATTTTTGTATTGTTTTTCATCATTTTGAAATTGTCTTAGTATAGTTCTAGCAAAATAATATCTATCCTCATCATTTACGATTTTATTGAATTGTTTAATAACATTAAAATGGATACAAGGTTTTTGGGTAAATCTAAACTTTGCATTTGTTTCTTCTAATTTTTTCTCTTCTTCTTCTTTATTTTTCCAATAGTTTTTAAGACTATTAATTTTATTAACTAATACTAATCTATCATTAATTATTTCTTTATTTAATCTTGCAATTAATACTGGTATTTGTTTAATATATTCAATATTTTTATTTAAATTGTTCATCATTAATTCCATATCTAATACCTGTTTTTGCATATCTAATGCATCATTGGGTTCGCATTTAAGTGAATCCATATCAAAAATACATTTATTAGCATCTTCTAACTTAATTTCTGGATTTGCAATGCATTTGTTTTTCTTATCCTGGATAATTTTATAAAGTATTGCAATATCCTCTTTAATCCACATATCTGTATTACCAATAACCTCACGTTTAAATAGTTGCTTACTATTATTTACATCTACCAATGCATAATCTCCCATCATAATTACATTTCCATCACTATCAGTTGCAACTTTTCCATTATCTAACTCTAATCTAGCAAGACTAGGATACTTTATTACATTTGGACCGGTTAATTTAGTATTGCATGTAGAGCTGCTCTGTTGTGAACCAGATTGTGAACCATGTTGTATTTGCTGATGTGGTGAAATACTAGTTTGTAAGTTTGTTTGTGTAGATGTCATTGCGTGTTTTTCTTTCATAATAGACAATTCAGTTTCTAAATTTTCTAAATTATGAGTTTCTTGATAGGTTTTTAAATAATTCATAAATAGTGTTTTAAAGAAATAATTTCCATTATCAAAGCTCTTCATAATCCATTTCAAACGTAAATCATCTGTATCTATATTTAAATCTTTATTATCATAAGTATCATAATAAAATTTTGTAATATCATTCATTATATCATCAGTAATATAACGAAATTTGGGATTAGGTTTTACATGTTTATGTTCTAATTTATTTGCTTTATCAAGTTTCTCTTTTTCTTTTTGTTGTTTTTTAAGATTTTCCTTATATATTTTATATTTATCTGTTAGTTTATTATTATAATTTTTATAATCATTCACATATTCTGTATGTTTTGTAAATAATTTATTATATGTTTCATAAGTTATATTTCTAAAATCATATTCAAATTTTTTCAATATATTTAATATATTATCAATGCTTTTATCATTACCACTGCATTTATAACTACTATTACATGATTTTGTATTTACAGTATTAAATTTATTTGTATCTAGATATAAATTTATAATTTCATCTATTGTTGGTATAATTTTGGTAATTTGTTCATCTATGTCTTTTGCATCAAACCCGGTATTTGGCATTAAAAATAATATAAATTTATCAGGATTTTTTGTAATTGAAAATTTCTTAGAATCACCATCATCACCATCATCACCATCATCACCATTATCACCATCATCACCATCATCACCATCATCACCATCATCACTCTCACTATTAAGTAATTCAGGTAAACTAATATCATCAAGATTTACAGTTATTACTTCATTGTGTAGTTTCTGTATATTATATAAATTAGCTAACAAAACAGAATTTGTTGAATTGGAGTTTTTATTTGCAATAGCATCATAATATGTAAGAGGTGGGCGAACATACCCAATTATATTAATATTATCGCCTTTATAATATGTTTTGTAAAATGGTTTATTATATAGAATATTATCATTATCAATATCATAGTTATTATCACTATTTTTATTACCTAAATTTTTATTATCACTATTTTTATTACCTATATCATCATTTATATCATCATTAGTATAATCAGTATCATCTTCATTACTAAATCTTGCAATTGAACCTAAATTTACCTGGCATTCGAAATTTAATGGAGATAATGAATATGATTGACATTTTATAGGTTTATCACAATATTTAATAGTAATAGTATCTTGATATAGTTTTTTATAATCATTATATCTTAATTCATCTCCTAATCTAATGTTTATTCCTCCTATTCTATCACTATCATTATCAGTTAAATTTGATGTAGGATTTAATTCATTCAATATATTATTAGTATATAAATCATTATGTAATAAATTATTTTTTTTATCTTGTATATTTATTAATGTTTTCAAATTTGTATAAAAATCATCAATAACTTCATGTGATTGTAAATCATAATCATCTTTATTTCCTTTTTTTGTTTTATCAAGATATATTTTTTTACGATTAACAACCAATGGAATAAGAAATTTATTAGTATAAACCCCTTTTTTATAACTTGATACAAGAGGTTTATAATCATTTTTAGGGAAAATAATATTATTATCACTACCCGTTATTGTGTTTTTTAATATACTAATTGTATTTATAAGTTTTATAATATTGTCTTTAACATATTCAGTTTTTGTTTCTAGAATAGATAGTTTACCAGTTTTATATTTAAACAAGTCTCCTTTTTGAATGCTATCTGGATATATTTTTTCTATTTCACTTACTTCAACTCTTTTGACTTTTTCAAATGTTTCAAATATTTCTAAATCTGTATTATTATTATCATTATCATCATTTACTATAATTATATCTTCATCATCATAATCTGTTTCAATATCTTGATTACTACTTAAATCATGATTACTATTTGTTTCATTTGAGTCATGTCCTTGTGAGTCATGTCCTTGTATGTTTTTTTTAGGAATTACACCAGATAACATCATATTTAATTCATCATATTCATCATCATTACTACTAATAGTAAACTCATCAATGCCACCAATACCACCAATGCCACCAATGCCACCAATACCACCAATGCCACCAATACCATAATCTTCACTAATACTATCATCACCATAATTTATATCATCTATATTTCTTAACAAAATTTCTTGTGATGATATAGAATTATATTTTAATGATTCAAGTGTATTATTTTCAAAATTATCAATGTCATCAAGTTCTTGAATATCTGCATATTTATCATCTGTTTCATCACCACTATTAGAACCCGACTCTTTTTTATCACTTGTTTTTTTAACTTTACCACCTCCATATTGATAAACTAATTCTCCATCAATACCAATTTTACTTGTAAAATTATCATAATTATTACTATAATTACTATAATTATTCATATTATATGAAATGTCATTATCTGCATTATTCAAAACTGTCATTATACCTTTTGAATCTTTTGAACTAATAATAAGTTTATCTCCCAATTTCTTTGAAATTGCAGGTGTAACTAATGATGTATCAATAGTAAAATTATCATTTTTTGGATTATATAACATATTTTGAAATATTTCAGGAAATATTACATTTCCAGTTTTAGGAACTATACGAACTTTTTCACCATTATACTCAACAATAGTTGTAAGAGCATCATTTTCTTTAATATTTTTAAAAGCCTCTGCAACGACTTCATTTACAACTGGTAATTGTTTTGTATCATTATCAATAATAGGTACTAATCTACTTATACCACTAAAAGTTGGAATATCACGATTATTATAAAATATAAAATGCATTGAATTACTTATTTTATTCATATCATTATCATTATTTGGCATATATAACCAAATACCATTTTCAGTTTTTTCGATAACATCTAGGGTTTTACCATCAAGATGATAATAACATGAATCATGAGGTGTATTTATAAATATTCTAGAACCAGGGATTATTCTACTATGTAAATCCATAAGTTGTACATCTCTTTCTGGTAGTGCAATATTTGGTTGATATTCTGGTATACCAATCGGAAATGCAAAATCCATGAGAGGTTTTAACATTATGCTTTCATTTTGTGTTAAATTATAAGTTCTATAATGTTTTAGTAGAGCGTTTTTTAAATTTGAATACTGATTTTCATTAATAATACCTACTTTTGCAATATTTGGATGAACAACAAATTTACTAAATATAGGATGTGTATTTTTATCTAAACGAAATACTATAATTTTTTGAGGATTTGCATTAATAGTTGTAACTAATACACCATATAATTTATTTGATGTAGTATTAATTAAAATACTACCTGGTTTAAAATTACTCATGATATTAAATATTACTTACTTACTTATTTACTTACTTATCTACTTACTTACAACTAATAAATAATAAGATTAATTTTGCAAAGTTTAATCTTATATTTTATATTGGTTTAATATAATAATAATTATAATAATTATAATAATTATAAGCCTATTATATAATAAATATAAATATGTCATCCATGTCATCATCCATTTCATCATCCATATCATCATCTATATCATCTATATCATCATCTTCATCTAAATGGATATATAATACATCAAATGATAATATATATATATTAATCTTAATAATAATTATATTAGGTTTTATAATACTAGATTTTGGTTTAATAAAAAAAAAAACAGATAAATTTAATATATCGAGACGTAATAATTTTAGTAATAGTAATAGTAATGATGATGATGATGATGATAATTATTATATGTATTATCGTAATCGTCATTATAGAAACTCTACAATAACTAATCCAAATAATAATTTTGGTTTAACACAAGCAGAAATAGATAAAAGAAATGCCTGGGCTAGATTAGATGGGAATGTTGATACTATATCATTACCAACTTATAAAAATGATATTATGCAAAAAGAAAGTTCTCTATATAATTCTAGTAATACATCTGTACAACCTATGAATTATTCTACATTAGGAGATTATGCAACATTAGATACATTAGGTAAATCTTTAACTGATACATTAGGTGGTATAAAATCTGATATGGGTTATACATTATTAGATGAACAACTTGGTACTTTTAATACATATAATAATACAAATATAAATGCAAATACATATGATAATACTGCAAATTTTAATACTGGTGTTAATGCAAATACGTTAGATGGTGTATCATCTGGAAAAATATCGGGTCAAGGTACAGGATTTAGTGGTAAAATATTTCAAGATAATAGACCAGTATTTATGCAAAAAGATTTTCATGGTGTTGCTAATATTTTTGCTCCAAATATTATTGTTGCAAATGCTCCATTGAATAGTGATGGAACTCCTGATATAAGATTTGAAATGTAATGTATATGTATAAAAAAAATATATGTATATGTATAAAAAAAATATATGTATATGTATAAAAAAAATATATGTATATGTATAAAAAAAATATATGTATATAGTAAAAAATAATAAACATATCAAAATAAACATATCAAAACAAAAATATATTAAATGTCAAATAATAATAGTCAAACAATTAGAAAAACAAATTATACATCAACAACATTTATTATAATATTTGGTGTGTTGGGTGTTATAGGTTTATTTATATATATCTATAATAGTTATAAAAATAATTTACCATCTCCTACTGCAACTCTAATAGGTGCTACATGTCCTGATTATTGGGATTCAATTGGTAATAGCAAATGTAAAAATGTAAATTCACTAGGTACTTGTAGTAATACTGATGGTGCAAATATAGTAGATTTTAGTGGTGATGTATTTACAAATAATAATACTGGAAATTATTCAAAATGTAAATGGGCAAAAGCATGTAATATGTCATGGAGTAATATTGATAGACTTTGTTAATCTAACTCAATAAATGGCGTACGATATTCTGTATTTTCTGTATTTTCTGTATTTACCATTTTATCTTTATTTTGTTTATTAAATTTATTTATTATTGATTCACCAAAACCATTTGAATTTAATATAGAATCCTTATCAGCTATCATTAAACATAGTAAAAATAAAGGCATCATATTACATAATGTATTATCTACAAGAGAATCTATATTTTTTTTATTTTCATTTTCTAATCTATTATTTTCTAATATTTCATTTTCTAATATTTCATTTTCTAATCTATCATTTTCTGCATTTTCAACCTTAAATTGAACTGATTGTAATTGAACTGAAAATTCAATCATTGCAATTTCTAAATCAAGTAAATCATTATAAGAAATAGTATTATTAGACAATAATAAAGGTAATTTTGTTGAAATAATATTGTATTTTGATGATATATCATTAAATTTATTATTTAATTCATTCAAATATGAATTACTTTTTATTGATTCATATTTTGATGATACAGTAGTAAATTTATCATTTAATTCATTTAAATTTGAATTATTTTTTATTGATTCATCTACACTTTTTATTGATTCATCTACATTAGAGTCATACATTTTATAAATCTAATATATATATAATAATATTTTGTAATCGATATTTTATAATGATATATTGATATTATATATATTAGATTTATATATAGTGTTTTATTCGCATAATATAAAAAATAAAACTAAAAAAATAAAATTATATAAATATATAATTTTACATATGTAATTAAATTGAAATTAACTAATTTATTTAAGGATAAGCTCATTATAATTTATAAAAATGTTTATTTGGCTTTTGATGATTTAGTATTCTTTTTAGATTTAGGCTTAACATCCTCAACAACTTCCTCAACAACTTCCTCAGGTACATTATCATCTTCATCAGATACATGTACTGGTTCAGGGATTGGTTCAGGGATTGGTTCAGGGATTGGTTCAGTCTTAGTTTTTTTAGGTTTAGATGAACTCTTCTTAACAGTAGCTTGTACTGGTTCAGGAACGATTTCATTATCAGTTGGATTATCAGTTGCATCTTCATCATCAGTTGCATCTCTAATCACAACATCTTTCTTACCTGTGCTTTCAATCTTGATTTCAAGAGGGTTGCCATTTTTTTTATTTTGACGTTGCTCTTTACGAACATTCCATTCTCTTAATTTACTATCATACTCCTCTTTTTCTTCATCTGGTATTTTATATACAAGCTTTTCTTCTTCACTTAATTCTTTCCATAAAACACCAGCATCTTTTGATACCTGTGTGCTAATATTTTTAATTGTACTATCATTCTTATATTTTTCACTAAGTTCTACCCGTTTTTCTTCAAGAAATCTAAAATATGATGAAAGTGGTTTTTTAGGTTTATCTTCTGGAAAATCACCATCATTAATTGCATTACTGCGTAATTTATCAAACTTTGCCTTATATTCTAATTTTAATGCATCAGCTTGCTTTTTATATTTAGCTTTTTCTTTTACAGACAAAGCTTGCCATGCTGCGGAACTATCTTTTAATGAATATTTAGTGCCTTTTGCATCACACTGTTTTTTATAATCTTGACCAAATAAATGATTAGATGTTAATGGTTTTTTTAATCCTTCAACAGAAAATTTAATTGCCTTTTTCTTTTCACGTTGATTAGATTTAGTAATTAGTTGTTTTAATTGTTCTAAATCTTCTCCCCAATAATACTTTAATATATCACTAGCGCTATCATCATCACAAACACCATCTTCACCTGTAAGAAATTGTGTTTTAAATACATTATAAAATTCTAGAAAATGACGTGCTTTTACTGGGTCGCGTTTATACTCTCCATTATATACACTATGAACACTAGTTTCTTTCATTTCAGTATTTTCTAATTCAGTATTTTCTAATTCAGTAGTTTCTAATTTAGAATTGTTTTTAGTAGATTTAGTAGAATTAGTAGATTTAGTAGATGTATTAGATTTCTTTGTAGTGGTAGACATTGTATTATATAAGTTGCTTACGCTTTAAATTGAATTAATTGTATTTTGAATACGTAAATTTATATATAACTTGATATGTAATTTAATAATGTGGATTATCTAATAGTTAAAATTCAATTTTTTGTGTTCATATTATAAAAATATAATTCATGGACAAAAAATGGAAAAAGTTTTCGGTAAAAATAGAAAATTGAAAAAAATGTGTTTAGATAAAATTAGTATTAATATTTATATACCTTATAAATTCTATTTACGTCTATTTACGTCTATTTACGACTATTTACGTCTATTTACGTCTATACTATATTATAAAAGAATGTCTGGGTTTGAATCTACTGCTACTACTACTATTACTACTACTACTACTGCTGCTACAAGTCCACCTACTACAAGACCACCTATTGGAGTAATATATATGAGAGGTATACTTTGTATTAGTATAACACCGCCTGAACTAGTATTTAGTCAAGCTAAAAGTCCTAATGATGTAAAATATGGTTTATTCTTAGAATGTAATAATTGTATTCGCTATGCCTCTTATAGAGGAATACTATGTGGTTTATGCCTAAATTGTGTAATGGATACTAAATATAAATATGGTATACATAACCCAACAGATGAATATTCCTCATATGTTCCTTTTGGAGGTTATACTATTCCTGAAATACAAAGGCGTATAGATGAAATAATAGAAAAAAACGAGCTACCAACCTTTTATCAAGACAATCATTATTTGTTTAATGCTGAAAAGCCAATATTAACGGCACACATTTATTATTTTGCCTTATCAGTATACCAATTAGCGGCATTATTTTACAATGAGCCTGAAATGTTTAATATTCTTTGTGAGCAAATCAAAAACAAAGATAGTAGTTTTAGAAATAGATTATGCGACTATTATTTCTCACAAAATAAGTATATTGAATATGCAAAG